TAAATTTTGACTCCAAAAATGCCTACAAAAGGACGTTGTTTTATCTGTTTTCGGGTTATGATACCATCCGCCTCGATAACTCCATACATCTCTATCAACTATTTGGCTAATTTGGTCAATTTCAAAGCGTGTGTAAACCCTGTTTAACTCAATTAAATCCCTACAAAAGTCCCTAGTAGTCGGTATTATGTCGGGTTGTCCTAGTTCAGGACGTACTTCATAAGAATAAACTACTGATACTTCTATTTTATTGTTGGCAGCTAGTGTTCTTTCCCCTATTTCAGTAACTTTTTCGCCACTCAATAGATTTTCAGCTTCTAATTTACTCCATATTTTTGAAAGTTCGGAGTTACTTACTCCTACTGCCTTTGCAATTTCTTCAAAAGGCGTTCCATTGTTAATTAAAGCAAGTATGTTTAATGCTTTTTCTCCTAAAGCGAATGTCTTATATTGTTTTATGAAATTTTCTTCATCTAAGTTGCTCAAATCCGCAGGTCGTGAGCTTATAATTTTGCATTTAGTTTTGTCTTTTCCAACTAATCTAAACAATTGAATTACATTGTCCTTGCCCTCTTTTTCTGAATTAAAATTAAAAGAGTTAGTTGGCTGCTTTTCTTCTTTAACAATCGAAATAGTTACTTCACCAAACTCAATTAACCCAACCCCTCCAACTACTTTATTAAATAGGTAGTTAAGTGTTGATAAGATTGATTTTTGTCTGTATTGGAAGTAACCCTCTTTCATTAAGTTGTAAGAAGTTTCTAACTCCGTTGCTCCTCCTAATTGACCCTCTGTTTTGACACCAAACAACATTGGACTTGTTACGGAGTGAGCTTGTAATATATTCTCCTTATTGTCCTTGCTTAAAGCTAGGTAACGAGCATCTAAGTTGTTTCCTGTTAGATTAGTAACGGTAGTCTCTTTGTCTTTTCCATTGTTGAACGCAACCATAACACCCCCTGCATTACTACTGCCTTGCCCTGTGTTGCGTACTTCTCTACGAATGTTTTCTTTGTCTTCTTTGTCAGCAGGTTGTCCACTATTGAAATTAACAATAGTACCTAATGAAAAGTTGTTTGCGATTTCATTACGTCTGTAACTGTTTATTTCAATATCTGTTTCAATGGCTAAAATGCCGCCAAAGTAACTAGGTAGTGGATAGACTGATTTAACTATTTTATTACCTATTTTAATTTGGCTTGTTGGCTCTAAATAAACTACTAACTGAACGCCTGTTCTGTCTTTTATGTCTAAATTTTTATAGATAATAACTTCTTCCTTTCTATCAGTCCAGTCCTCACTAAATTGCCAACGACCGTCTAATCCTAGACGTAGTTTTTCAAAATTAACAGGATTGATTTGATAAACATTGCCATTGACAAAGGTAACCGTATAAGCGTAAGCCCCGTAACTCTCTAAGTCAGCAGACAGGAATTGAGTAACCTCGTTTAAATCGTAGTCGCTTTTGCCGTTATTGATGAATTGCTTAAATTGTTCCTGACTTACTCCATTGTAAAGAAGTCCTCCGCTTACAGTGTAATGAACTTTAGATTGAATGATGCCACCATGAATTGCGCAATTGTAACGCAAACCCGCTAGGTATTGAGGGAATAAATTGTCCTCTCCCCACTTGTAAATGCCATTCCTTTTATCCTTAGTTACCGTTGGATTTTCAACTGAAACTTCTCTAGTAATGTCATAAAAATTTTCATGAATCAAATCGTTCATCGTGCAATGTTAAATTATTAACAAAATCGGCAGGAAATGTTTTGTAAATCCTTACCTTACCTATAAAGAAAGGCTCTAAGCCTGTTGTATCTGTACTACTTGTATTTTCTTTTTCGTAAATTTTTAACACCCATTCGCCTGTTTTCATAGGCTCATCAGTAGTGTTAATAGTAAATTGCCAACTCCTTTCATTCGAGCTTGTTTCAACTAAAAAATAAAGTAAATCAGTACCATTAAGGTCATCCATCGTAAAATGGAACAACCAGTTAGGACTTGTCAGCGTTGGATTGAGTTCTACGCTTACCTGATTTAGGCTTAGTTGCTGCAATACCATCATCTTTAATTGGTTTTTTTACGTCAAATAAAAAAGCGAAACCGCTCAATAATATTTTATTTTCTTCGCAAACTTCAACATTCCTGTTTAAACTTTTTACGAAAAATTTATGTCCTAAAAATGCTTTCTTAAGTTCCATTTTTTGAGTTTTAAAAGGGAGTTGTTCGCTCCCTATTAATTATGATGCAGGGGTCAATAACGCTTCTGCTAAGTTGGCTGAAATTGTTGGAGCTGTTACCGTTTCATTCCCTGAAAAAGTAGCATCACTTCCATTTTTGTCGCCAAATGCTGTACCCGAAACTTCTGCAATGTTTGCTATCATGCCCTTGTATAATCCGAAATGTCTTATCAAACCACTTTCGTAAAACACAATTACTCCAAAGAATCCTGTAGCTAACAATGCGTTTAAGTCAACCGTGTCTTGCGTTTGTTCAGTCAAAGAAACAACTGCCTCCTGAGCGAAAAATGTAGTTTCTCTTGTTGATGTAGCCGTTTGCGTAGCATTAGACAATTCACTTTCAACCAATAGTTGATAAGCTGCTTTGCCTGAATCCATCGAAATAGCTGTGATAACATTATTAGAAACTGTAAGAGAGGCTCTGTTATCAATATTATAAACAATGTATTTTAAAACACCTCCAACACTTCTGCAATTCGGTTTTGTATAACCAGTAGTTAATTCACACATTTTGTTAAATTTTTAAATTGTTGTTAAAAAAGAGGGAGTAATTAAACTCCCTCAATTAATTAAGATGCAGCTAATTCAAATCTTTTGAATTGAGTTGGGTAAACGAATTGAGTACCTAAACGATATTCAATATCAACGTAGATTTTCCCTCCGCTTTCTTTAGAATAGAAAATTGAGAAGTCATCCATGTCGCTTTCCAAATCAGTTCCCATAAACATTAAACTGTTTGTCCCTGCGTAGATTTCGTTTGTTCCATCAAGACCAGGTACAGCTTCAATCATTGAGTTAGTACCGTGTAATCTAACTTGAAGCCTGTTGTTTTCAGGGTTGAAGTGAAACAAATTACCAACTGTTTGAGCTTGGCAATACAAATCGAAAACTTCAAATCCTACGAAAATTTTATGGTCGCCCGATAAAACCTCAGTAGATAAAGCGTTTCTAACATCAAACAAGATGCCTGTAATGTTAGAAGTTGTGTAAGCTGTTATGCCTCCTGTGTTTACATTAGTAACTCCGTCCGCTTTCATTCTTTTAATGAAACCGTCTGTTTTGTTTAACAAAGGATTAGAGCTATTCTTATCTCCTTGCCATAAAAGGTTTTCGTTGATGTTTTGAACTTGCTTAACGAAGTGGGCTATAATTTGGTCTTCGTAAGGAAGTGTCTCGCCCTCAATCATAGTACCTGCCTTAAGTCCTAATTGTGTCCAATGACCAATTAAATCTTTATTACAGAAATCCATGTTGTATTTGATTTCATCAACTGTTAAAGTTTTATCTGTAAATTCAGCACCGCCCAAAGGGTTACGACCGCAGTCGCCACCTACTTGAGGGGTTAGGGTTGTGTTTAACAATTTGATTTTCCAAGAATCTTTGATTCCCTCTTGAATGGTTATCATTTCCGCAGTTCTAGTATTTTTCACTAGTGTAGGAATGATGTCAGGAGATTGTTCATCAACATAGTCGCTTAATGTTGCTACGTCCCAACCGTTAAATTTTTGTGCTATTAATTTGCCTAATTTATCTTTTTTCATTTTTTCTAAATTTTAAAAGTTAGTTTTTAGTTGCTTTCAACCACAATGGTTGGTCGCTTGTTTTGTTGAATTTTTTCTTTTCAGGAGCTAATCCTTTTTGAAACTTTTCAAAATCTTTTTTCAAAGCAGAAATTTCTTTTGCTTGACTTTCAATTTTAGTGTTTAAAGTTGCCATAACTTCTGCAACATCTTCAATTGTGTCCATTTCTTCTTCGGACGCAGTTACTATTTCAGCAACTAATCCGTTCGCATCAACTACGATAGTAGTGCCGTCTTCTAATTCGTAAGAGCCTTCCGAAGCAACTAATTGTTCTTCATCAGTTTTAACGAACATTGCTGTTCCAACTTCTAATTCGCCATCGTAAGTCAACACCGTGCCATCAGTAGTAGTTACCTCAGCAAATTTTTGAACTCCGAAAACTTTTTTAAATAAATTCGATTTTTTCATTTTATTGGTTTTTTGGTTTTTATTAATATTAATTTGTACTTCTCTAAACAAGCCCTCAACTGAGTAGCCAACGAACTTGCCGTTTTTTAATTCTTTATACAAAGCCTCATCTTCAATGTAGTAAGTCATTACATAACTTCCGTTCTGAACATTCTCATTGTCTATTGCAGGGCGTTTAGTATCTGAAACAAAATAACCTTCCACAAACGTAATTCCTTGAACAACTGCTCTACTATTGTGCATAAGGTTGACTGAACTCAATAGCTTTTCACGGCTAAGTTTAAGCACCATTTTCTCTATCTCTTTTGGAGGGAAGAAAACAAAGTACTTTCCTGTTTCTTTTGAAAATCTTTCAATTAATTGATTGGCAGAAATTGCAACACCTGTAACCATTCGCTTTTCATCATTGAAAAACATAGGTGTCAACTCCGTTTCCTTTTGTTTGGAAAAAGTTAAGAGGCGTTTATTGTGAGCTGGTCTGTCAACTAATGCGTTGAAAGTCAAACCACTTTCGTCTTCTAAATCTATTTCTAACCTATAAATATTCATTACTTTGTTAAATTTGTAACAAACTTATAAGATAATTAAAAATAAATTACAAAGTATTTTAGGCTTTTTTTAATAAAAATATTTCGTTGGCTATACCAATTTGCTCTAACTCGTTGTGTCTGAACTTGCTGTATATACTTTCGTTGACTAATAAAGGTTTAATCCAACCTACTTCATGTGGTAGTACTGTTATAATTTTCTTGTTTTTTGCTGCTTCGTGTGAAAAAACTAAATCACTCATGCACTTATGTTCACTTTTATAAATGTCTTTTGGATTAAAATAGTTTGTATCAAAAGCGGCTACTCCTGTTCCACAAACATCTATTTGAGTTAATTCAGTTTGGTTGTTGGCACAATGGAAAAATCTATGTCCACCGTAGTAGCTTACATCTAAAGACACCAATATACGTCCGTGATGCGACACTATTGAACCAAAGCTATTTATAGCTGCTCTCATGCTAATTGCGTAATCCTGTGGGTAAATAATGTCGTCATCTAACGTGCAATAGATTTCATTCTTAGCGAATTGGCAAAAATAAAATTTTCCGTTATCAGTAAGATTTTCGCCTGTTACAACCGTGTATTTTTGCAGCCATTCAGGAACGGTATCACTTTCGTTTAGATAAATTCTAATTTCATCGAACTGTCCATCAATAGACCGCAATGTCTTTCTTAATTCGTTGTAACGCTTCGGGCGTGTTGCTATATTAGCTGTTATTTTTTTCATAGAAGTAAAAATCTGAAAATGAACCTTTTGTATGGTCAAGGCTTTTAAATGGGTTTAATTCTTTATGTATAAGTGTATAGCCTGTTATGTCATTGGTAAACTTTCGAGGGCGAACGTGTGCCGCCATACCTGTCATTTCTTCGTTTACGGAATAAAAAATTAAATATTTTGCACCTAATCCAACCATATTATTAAGGTAGTCGTAATAGTCTTTATCGTCAACTAAATGATAAATAACATCTAAGCTAACAATTAATTCAGGCACTTCTTTTATTTCTTTAAAGTCGATATAAGTTTCACAATTAACTTTCTTCTTACATAACTCTAATGCAGTTGGCGAAACATCGAAAGCCATTATCTTGTCGCAATCAATCATTGATAGTTGATTACCGTCTCCACAACCATACTCGAGCATTGATGTAATTTCGTTTGTGTTAATAAAATTGTTAATAACCGCAGCCTTATAGTTGGCTAACATTCCATAACTTCCGTTGCCACTATTGCCACCGTTAACGTAACGATCATCCCAATATTTGTTAGTGTCTAATTTCATTTCCTAAAAATTTTGATGTCATATTATAGCTGTTTTCATCTGTACCAATTTTTAAAAGTTTCTACCTGAGCTTGTCGTAAACGCTGATACTCTTTGTTTAAATTACCAATACTTTTTTGCTTTTCGTGAAGCCTGTAATACGCTAGTACTTCACCTATGTAACTTGCTTTAACTCCTTTATGGAGCAGCCTAAGATTATACTCATACTCCTCGCCTGTAAACAAGCTTTCATTAAACATTCCGTGTTTCTCGAAGCATTCACGTTTATACATCAACGTACCACCGTGAACGTGGTTGCGAACAATCATGTTATCAAAAGTGATATGTTTGTAAATTGGTTTAAACACAACTCCTGTGCTAACAATGTCGCCACGAAAAGAAATTGCGTTACCATGAATAAATTTAGTTGCTGGATATTTAAAAGCTTTTAAAGAGTGTTCAATACTCTTCGGCGGAAGTAAATCGTCATCACATAAATATTTAATGAAGTCGCCTGTTGACCTCTCTATTCCTCTATTAATGTTTGTAGATACATTCATATTTCCTTGCTGAATGATAAGCTCAATATTAGGATATGTTTGTCTTTCTACACTATTGATAGCTTGTTTGAGCCAACCTCTATCTTGTTTAAATGGAATTATTACGCTTACTTTCTTCATAGCTCACTAATGTTTACAGATTGTTGATTTCTATTTCTTGCAAGTGCTATGTCGCTTTCTAATACAACAACTTGTCCTTGCTGACCATTTACGTTCAGCAATCCATCTGTAAACGTACCCTGTTGCACTTCATTATTCTGTCCTGTTGGTTGATTGCTTGGAATTGTTGGTTTTGGCATATTAGGAATAGATATTCCACCGCCACCACCTCCTCCGCCTTTCGGAGTTTTTACAGCTATTATTTTTTTCACATTTGCAATACCCGCAGCAATTGCCAAACCTGCTGCAACTGGTCCCATTATCAAACCTACGGGACCGGGTAATGAACTACCTGCCGCATAAGCAGCTGTAGCAGATTGAAAAGTGTTTATAGTTGCTGCACCTATTGCCATTGCCTTGCCTGTTGCCGATTCCTTTCCTGCTAATTCACTAAATTGCGACATTAGGTTCGCAACGGTAGAAAGGTTTTGAGCGGTTGCATCTGTCTTTCTTTTTTCTATTTCTATCTGTGCATCTGCGTTGGCTTTCTTTATTCCTGTAATATTATTTTCATTCGTCTTTTCAGCAGCTTGTTTTCGCAACAAAAATTCTTCATCTGTAATTGCTTTTGTTTCCAACTGCATACGTAAATCCTCCATCCTAGCTTCAAACTCCTCATTAGCTAACTCTCGCTTAATATCATAGAACGCTTGTACTTCTTCTGCACTTGCATTTTCGTCTAACTCTCCCTCATTTAGTGCTTTTATTTCCAAACGTAACTCTCTCATTATTTGAGCTTGTTCCCATTCAGCAGCTAACTTTTCATCTTCAAAGCGTTTTTTTATTTCCGCCATTTCTTCGCCTTGCTTAACGGCAAGTGCTTTTTCTAATTCAGCATTTCCCTGTGCTAATTTAAACTTCTCATCATATCCCTGTGCCAATTGAAGCAATTCTAACTCTTGTTTAGACAACCTTGTCTCTTGAAGTAATTGCCATTGTGCATCTTCCCTCTCTAATTCCTCCTTGTACTTTTCATCTTGTTCTTTTTTGATTTTACTAGCGTTACTCTCATTCGCTTTTGCCCTCTCGTTTAAAACTTTTTTATACTCATCCGTTTTTTTCTTTTCTTCTGAAATTGTGGCAACAACCATTTCACGCTGTGTTTTTATTGCGAGGTCTTTCAACTCTAGCATGGCTTCTTTTTGGTCGTCCGTAAATTCGCCTGTAAGTCTAACCAATTGTATGGTAGCTTCCATCTGGGCTTTGATACTTTCGATAACCGCTGCTCTTTTCTGCTGTTCTAATTCAAACGTATTTTTCCCTGCTGCTTGTGCCTTAGCAATTTCATAATCATATTTTTCGCCAATAATTTTCCTTTCGCTTTCAATTGCTTCAACCCTCTTTTCTGCATTATCAATTATTCGCTTGGTTTCTTCACTATCAATTAGCCCCATTTTTTGAAGCTGTTCGGTAACTAAATCATAAGCTTTGATTAATAAATACACTATTGGAAGTATGAATGCTAGAGCTTCTTTATATTTTCGCAATTCATTCACACTCTTTTTTACCCATCCGACAAAAGCATCCCAGTTAGCCACAAGCATTCCAACAGCAACAACTAACGCTCCTATTCCAGTTGATATTAAAGCAAGTCTAAACAACTTTAACGCTCCAGTTGAAGTACCTACTGCCATGCCGTAAGCAGACTGAACAGCAGCCATCCCTTTGGTAACAATTTCATTTTTTTGAAGCAATGAAGCCCTTGCTGCTTCAATAGAATTAAGTAACTGTTGAGCTGCTTGTAGTTTAACCATTGTTTGCAATAGCTTCTCATTCTCAACTCCAGTCAATGCCATTACTGATTGGAACGCTGCATAACTGTTTATAGCTCCTTTCGCAATTCCTGTAACCTCCCTGAACTTATCAAAATCAGTATTATTACGCTTTACTAATTCATTAACTTGGTCAAGCTTACCTTGTAAATCAGCCGCATCTTTTAAAGCTTTTTGTCCTATCGGACTTGTTGCTCCAGCCTTTAACGCTTCTTCTTTTAATTGTTTTATTTGGCTCTTAAGACTTCCCAACTTCTTATCCGCAGCATCAGCACTTTTGTCAACGCCTTGCAATTCCTTGCTAACTTTCTCAAGCCCACTAACTGAATCCTCGGAGGAGGTTCGTATTTTAATAATTATATCCTTTTCCATCCTGTTGAAGTATAAATAAATGTCATGTATTCGTAATTTGAAGTCAAATCTAAAGTATCATTACCGTCTATCTGACCTGTTTCTGCTTGTACCGTAACTGTGTTTGCTCCTATTCTTTTAATTGTGATTTCAGCACCAAAATAATTATCGTCTGCTAATTCTATTGTGATTGCTTCTGCACTGCTATCCACCTCAATAAAGCTTCCGTCTGTTCTATTTACTGAATAAAAAGCATCACTAACATTTGTAATAGGGCTAATAACTCTATTAGAAGAAGTTTCCCTAACAACTCCTAATCCTGACAAGTTCATTCGTGTAGCTCTTTGCTTTGCTTCTAACACTTTTACCAACTCTACTCTTGTTGTTTCATAACCTGTCGCATCAAAGTCGGTTATGATGTTTTTACGAAATACCACACCATCAACATTTGCAAGCCTCTTCATGTGCTGACCTTGTAAATGGGTTTCGTTAATATTAAATGAAGCAATGAAGAACTTGCTATCACTACTTGTCAACTCCTTTATATATCGGTCGTAATTTTCGGAAAATAAATTATTGGTTGTGTATTCCGAGGTTGTATAATAGATTTTCTTTGGTATTCCAAAATTCAAATCAAATGTAGGTGCTGCCACATCGTCAACATGATGTACTTGTGGGTATGAAGTGAATGATGTAACCGCTCCTGTTGAACTATTTATTAAATCAAAGCCGCCAGTTTCTAAACCATTATAGATGTATATACGTGGCTTACCCTTATGACTTACCTGTAAATTAGTCTGCTCATCCCTCTTTACTATCTGTGGTATTACTAACCCACCTACGTCAATAGGTACGCTTTGAGCAAAACCAACCTGAAACACCTTGTCTCCTTTTTTGAAAGTAGTTTTAATTTTATAATTTAAATCGCCATAATCTACGCCAAACTCATTGAAATAGATAGACTTATACATATCTCTATCCTCCGCCCATCTAAATAGATAGTTCTTACCGTCTATCCCTGCATTAGAACTAATTTTCTGAACTTTGCTAATATCTAAAATGTTGCTCCAATTTTCTGCTTCGTCCGTATCGTCGTAATAATCATTGAAACTTTCGATTTCGATTTCGTTGTTTTCGTTTGGTTCTGAAAAATATAAGTTAAACATCGTAATCATATCACTAACGAATTTACGACAACTCATTTCAGGTAGGAAGTTAGCCATATACATCGTGTCGCCATCTACAACAGATTGATTTAGTGCTTCTATTTTAAAAAAAGAATTGGCATCTGTTGTTTTGTAATTTATCGTAAATTTGCCAACAGGAAAAAAGAAAGGGTTTTCTTGAAAAGCAAAAACGCCCCCTAAAAAATAAACCTCAACTTCGTCTCCAGCTTCTAAAATAGATTGTACTTTAACTTCTAAAACACCAGTCCCTGCTGCATTCTCATTTCTAACTTGGCTACCTATTACTATTCCATTTCTTCTTATTTGAAGTTCGTACCGTGCTGCTTTTGCTTCATTCGCACCGCTCAAGGTAAAATCAAAAAATGTTACACTTAAATTTAATGTTGCTTCAAGGTTGTAAGTTCCTGAACTTCCGATTGTTGTAATCCCATTTGCTTCATCAAATTGTGTCCTAGTGTCATTTACAAGTGTAGTTGTGAATGGCGATATATCACTCATTTTATGTGAAAATTGGATTGCAAAATAATACCTGAAAAATTGTATAATACCACCTATGTTTATCGAATTAAAAGGGGGTACAGTAATAACTCTCGCAGCAGCATCAGAAGTATAGTGTACTAATCTCGCAGCAACTTCTACCCCTCCAATGCTAGGACGTTCGCCACCCCCTAAACCATAAACTAACCTACGTATAAGGTTTTGATTTATCCAGTTACCCGAAATTGTATAACCCCCTAAAGCAAAGATTTTTTGTAATGTTTCACGAATGTAAAAGAGTGGGAGTATCTCATTTGTTTTTGGACTTAGTTGATTCACCGCATAACCATAATTTACTAATGCGTACAGATAACCGAAGCCTAAAGGACTGCTTCCCGAAAAGTTTACTGTTGGCGTTCCATCTACCACTACTGAAGTAGCCCAACTATTCTCAATATTAGTCATATTAAGAGTGTGGTCGTACTCCGACCACCCTAAATTAGCAAGTGAGCTATCGCCAATTTTATCAAATAATCCAACTGAATTGCCGAATATTTGAACATTGAAATATTTCACTTTGTCTTTTATCTCTACATCTATGAGATTAGCAACGCCCTCAAACACTAGATGACTGTTCCTGTATATCTTTGCGGTTGATTCAGCGTTGGGGTCAAAATCAAAACCAACACTATTCACGTCATCTAAGCTAAGCGAATAAGCTGCATACATTGTCGCATTATTATTTTGAGTTCCTTTTATTTTTATCGTCTTGCTTCGATTTCGTGTTCTTTTTGTGGGGTCTTTGACGTCTGCAATAGAATAGGTTAGAGGAGCAATAATGCTTCCATCTATCTCAATTTCTTTATTGTTTATTGTAAACCTTATATCCATTAGATAACTGTACTAGTGTTGTTGTCTATTTCAATTTTAAACTTCTCTCTAAAATTCATGTCAAAATTATCTTGTCTTAACTCATAACCAGAACGTGATACCCTACATCTTATCCAATATGTGCCAGTCCAATAGTAAACAAGTGGGGAAGTGCTTAACTCTTTAACTAACCATTGTTGTTCTACTTCTGTTAACCAATCTGTTGACACTTCCAACTCATCATTGTAGATTTTCACTTTACTTTGTAAACCCCCTAGTTGATAATCAAACGTACCATCCTCATCTAATTGCCCGAAATTAGTTTCCATATCAATTGAATTTACACTTCCTTTTTCAGTAGTGTTATTCGTAAACTTGTACGTTACCAACTCTCCAATAGAAGTAAGAAAAGATAAATAACTTACAACGCCTCTTGTACATCTATCATCTATGTACACTTCGTACAATTCCGATAGTACATCTGCATTAGATAGCCTAATTGTAAAACTATAAGCAGCATTTATTTCAGCTTGAATAAATCCCAACGCCAATAGTGTTGCATTGTCAATCATAACTGTACTCACGCTTTTTGTTGCTGCTAAAGCTGTAGATTTTGTTTGTATCAATGTTCCTGAACTATCTAACAATCTTACCGCTAGACTTAACTCTTCTTCATTTGTTATGAACGTGAAATAGTTAGGAACGCTTAAATCGGCATATCTCTTTATTGTAGTTGGATAGTTCGTTAGCCAACTCTTTCCGTCCCCAAAGATGTAGGTTGATGGGTTGAATTGCAACCAGTTTAGTTTAGACAACTTCCCTTTATAATATGTTTGTGTGCTTGTAACCGACAAGGCATTTGTTGGTGGTGTACCGTAATTTTCATAAACTGTAATTGTTATGTCAGCATAGTTATTAGCATTTACAATTATCGAACTCGATGGTGTTGGAGGTTTACAATACCTTTCAGCTATATCTGAAAGGTCAAAAAAACCATAATTAGAAACAATAGGAAACACTTTGTGTGTTTCAACTTCTGAACCATTAACATCAATTACAACTTGGTAGCTAAAGTTTGCTTGTGTGCTTTTATTAGAAGCAAACACATATCGTATAGGGTTGCCAGATATAGCATAATTACTCGATTCTTCTTGGAATGATATTGCCATGTTAACTTATTTTAAAAAGTATATTTTGATTTTTAGAAACCTCATAATCATAATGCGTTGTATAATCTACACTATGCACTAACTCTAATAAGACAGTTCCTTTTCTAATTATAACCCCTACTACTATTCTTGGTAATTGTTCCTTATCTGTTTTAAGAAAAACAACTTCTTCAATATTATATTCTGTTTCTACTTTCATCTTATATTTAAAATTATCTGTTTTTCCATTTCATTACTTAAGCTCTCCGAAATGCTGTTGATAAAATCAACACTCATAACCTTGTCCACAAAGTGAGTAGGATTAATACCCTCTTGTTTAACCTTAGTCGCAATAGCATAGCTAATTGATTTGAATGTTTGAGCGTTTGCTATTCCTTTTCTACTCATCCACCCTTGTATAGATGTTGCCATCTTCTTATTTGGCTTATCCGTCTTAAAACTAAAAGCCCCTCCAACATTCTGAAACACTCCATTAACACCACTATTCACAAACTCCCAGTACTCCTCTGCTGTTATTGTAAGCTCAATATTGCTTCCATTAGTTACCACGTTTGGAGCTATGCTTTGTGATAAATTGCTACTTAGTTCTATCCCACTCTCACTTAACGCCTGTTTTAATTGACTTGTTATCTGCTGCCCTATCGTAATCATTAGCATCTCTAAAGGATTACTCGGCTTCTTAAAACTATCAATCTTTTTCCCTAAACTAGCGATTTGTTCCTTTATATTTGATTCTATTTTCATCTGCAATTTTCTTATTAATAAACCCTAAAATGTGGTTAAACCAAATAGGATTTCCATTCAACACTTCATCCCAACTCATGTTTAATTCCTTGGATATTATATTAACTGCTCTTTCCCATTGGTATTTTTCGACTTCATATTTAGACTTCTTTGTCTTCTTATCTCTGTAAAGGCTCTTGTGTAATTCTCGGCTTTCTTGGTCAAAAAAAAACCTGCTTTAACGTAATGCTCCATTGGTAGATACTCCTTGAACAACGCTGCTCTTTTCATTACAGGATTAATAATATTCTTATGCTTATCAACCTCCCCATGTTTCATTCCTTTTTCAATGTAGCAGAACGCCATTAAAACAGATAAGTCGCTTAAATCAAATGCAGAAGCGTCTATGTGCCACCCCATCGGCATACGACTAAACTTATCCACTAACACAAATTTTTGTCCGTTCAATTCTATTTCTTTGTCGGGATTGGACTTGTCAATTTTTGCAAACAATTCAAAGTAAGCGTTAATTACTCTATCAATGTCCTTTAGGCTCTTATCCATTAGGCTATCCTTGCCAACTCCAGTCAATTTATGAACAAGTTCTAATTTGTCGTAAGCATTTAACCCACGTTCTTTGAGTCCTTTGATAGCTTCCAAATGGACTAATCGTAAATCATTTAATTTAGGTATTCTTATCTCCATAGCATTTATAAATAGTTCCAATTCCAACCCTCCCCACTTCCGACAGCATAAAGCATAGCGTCTATTAGGTGGTCCTGGTTGTTTTTCTGTGGTAATCCAGTAGTTTTGTTATACTTAAAAACACGAAGTTCGTCAATTAAATTTAAACTTTTAGCTGTTACA